TCAGGACAGAATGCAGAGCGTCAGGGGCAACGAGACAGCGCTTGTGCCGAGTTGGCGCACTTCCAGCGCCGCTCCCGGTGACGCACGGGCAAGCGATTCGCGCAGCGCCGGGGCCAGCTGAAGCGTGGGAGACGGGACCGTCCACGTGGCTAACGGAGCATCCAGCGGACCCGCCGTCACCAAGTAGCTTTCGGCCTGCTCCACCAGAGGAACGTCGATGCCATCCGCCCAAGCCCAGCCGCCTCTTGCCCGGCGGGTCCAGGACAGGATCCACGATCCGTCACTGGCTACCATTTTGCGCGGACGCACCGGGGAAAGCGGTCGCAGCGTCAATCCGCTCTGGTGCACAAAAGACACGCTCGGCGTAGGATCGACTCTGCCGATTGCGAGCACGTGGCGGGCAGGGTCGGATCCGAGGATCGCCGAATCAAGTGCGGTCAGCGCCGTATCGAGAAAAACGACCGGCTCGTTCGGCCCGTGGTTTGCTACCGCATGTTCCGTGCCGCCGCGCCCGCGCAGCAGGCCTTCGAGCCGCCAGTTCGCGCCATCGAGGTGCGTAGCGCGCAGAAACTGGACGATTTCCTCGCCCACCAGCAGGCAATTGGCGCCGGCGCTCACCTGCCGCACGTCAGCGTCGACCAGCATCATGGCCGGGTCGAGCAACGTGACGCGCAGTTGCGATTCGCGGTCGAACACCAGTGGGCTTGCTGCCGGCAGGATCGATATCGCCGTACCGACGATCGCGCGGCGACGCCCGCTGGCGCCCAGCGACACCAGTTGCCCTTCCCCGCGATCGCCATAAAGCGCCGCGCCTTGCCATTGCGCTGAGGGGCTGGACACGGCGGCGAACGTTCGCGCGGCGTCCGGCAGGCCGGATGCGGCATCGAAGGGCAGTTCGAACGCCACGATTCGCGTTTCGCCAGCGTCCGCATCTACCGGCGGGTTGACGCGCCCGGCGTCCGATCCCAGCAGCGGCAAGGCGTCGGCGCCGGTGGGCAATGCGCGTTGCAGCGCCAGTTCTACGCCGCTTTCCAGCCACTCCCATTCGCGCACGCGCCATGTGCCGGCGATGCCGGGCAGGGCGACGAGCGATCCGGGACCGACGGCGGTATCCAGTTCGGTGGTGCGCCACGAAATACGATCGCGGCTCCAGTCCACCCGGCGCGCCGTGGTTTCGATCAGTGCGCGGGCGGTAGCGGCATCGAGAGCAGCGGGTAGTTCGAGCGTTGCCGGCTCGCCTGGGCCGGGTCTTACAGCGGCCCGCTGCACGCTGGCCTGATAATCCCGGTTTGTATCGTAATAGCGCAGGGCACTGGGATGCTGGGCCGAGACGGGCGCGCGCTGGCGCGAAAATCCTGATGCGGCGCCAAAATCGCCGTCGCCGGTGGCGACTGCCGGTTCGGGTAGCAGCAACGCCGCATCCTGAAAACGCTGCCGGGCAATGACGATGTCCGGCCCTCGCGCGTCTATTTCCAGCGGGATGATCTGGTCGAAGGTCTGCAGATCGTCGGCCGGCGTGCCGTCGCTGGTGTAGCCGGTAATGCCGGCAAGCGGCACGGCGGCGTCGATCGCATCCACGCCTTCGCCCAGAATCGATTCGAGATCGAACGTCTCGTCCGCGATGATCTCGAACGTTAGCGAGGGGATGCGATTATAATAGGCTGACAAGTCCAGCGCTTCGAACACCGCGTATGCGCAGCCGCGATAGGCCGGACAGCGATTTGCACCTTCGGCGGCGGCAAGCAGGGGATCGGGCGTTTGGTCGCCGTGCCCTGTGTGGATGCGGAGTGTTCCAGCGACTTTCAGCGTACCATCCGCGCCGCGCAGCAGTTTGCCGTCCGCCCAGATGCGCCCGATGCCAAGGATGGGGCGGCTTGACAGGGCTACCGCGAAATTGGCGGTATAGCTGTAGGTCGTGATCGACGGGGTGGATTTTCCGGTGCCTTGCGTTTCGCTGTGTTCAACAAGATCCATCGCCCAGATGACCGAGCCTGCGGTGCGCATCCGCCCGAAATGGCGGGGCAGGCGTTGCCCGTAGCTGGAGGTAGTGACTGACAGTTCGGCGAGGCGCGCGCCTTGCCGGTTGCCGGTGCCGAACAGCGTGCTGTCCACCTGCCGTCCGATCAGCGATCCGATCGCGCCGCCGATCGGGCCGCCAAGCGCAGTGCCGATGCCGCTGAAAACGAGGGTTGCCATGTCAGTTGCTCTCCAGAGGAAGTGGGCCGGTCATCCGCAGATGCGCAATTGTGGGCCAGTCTGCCGGCAGCGCGCTCAACACGACTTTGCGCAGGCCCGCGTGGGCATGGACGATCGTGTCCGCCGTGATCGCGATGGCGAGGTGCAACTGACACGGGCCGGTGCGCACGAGCAGCACGTCCCCTGCCTGCGGTGTGCCGCCGGCGGCAGCCATGCCGATTCGCGCGGCCACCGCTGCGACGTCGGGGACCGTGCGGCACCGCAGCGTGTAGCCGGTGGGCAAACGCGCCGGCTGGCCGATCGCGGTCAGCGCGGCTGCGAGCACGCCGACGCAGTCCAGCCCGATCTCGGGATCGCGCCCATGCAGGCGAAACGGCGTGCCGATCAGCCTGCGTGCCGCCTCGGCCAGTGCGCCGCCGCTCACAATTCCGCTCACAATTTCGCTCACAGGGCCGGACCGGGATAGCGGGTGAGCATGTCGTTGCCGGGCAGGAACGGCTCGCCGCGAAAATTGATGGCATTGCCGAATCGCTCGGCACAGGTCGCCAGCGTCCGGTCACAGCCTTCCCGCAAGCGCGCGCGGGTGCCGGGAGGCACGGCTGTATCCAGCGGTGCGTCGAGAATCAGCGCGCCGTGGGCATCGGGGCCCATTACGCCCATGGCGGTGCCGGCCAGCGCCCCGTCCATCCAGCGCACGCTGCCGCCGGCATGGCTCAGAGAATCGGGCGCGCCATCGAACGTGACCGCGTTGGTCTGCGCGTCGGTTTCCACGGTACGCACGTCGCGGGTGAAGCGCTGCGGGTTGAGGTTGCAACCGGGTCCGCAGAACGCCGCGCGGCATAGCGGGCTGGTGCGCGGCACGGGATCGCGCTGAAGGTCCGCCTTGCGCGACAGCAGCGCGGCCGAAAACGCGCCGTCTTCTTCCGAGATCGCGCCGATCGCGCCGGCATAGAGCACTTCGTGTTCGCCGGTTTCCCAATCGACGAGGCCGATGCGCACCTGCGCCAGATCGAAACGACCGGCGGCGAGATCCGCGCTGGCTATCGCCTCGTGGGTAAGGGAGCCGCGCACTTCGGCGCTGTCCGCGTCCACATCGGCGGACTTGCGAATCGCGCTGGGCACCATGCCGGGCGAGGCACAGTGCAGCACGCCATCGATCCAGATGTCCCGGTCATGGGTGGTGAAGCCCAGCGTCACCCCGTCGGTGCGGGCGATGCGCCAGAACGTGGCGACGTTCTCCACCGCGCCGGCAAACCAGGTCCTGCTCATGAGGCCTCCCGGATTTCGACCACCGGAACGCTGGGCGCTTCGCCGGCAGCGAACGCCGCGCCGGACACTTCCAGACTGTCCTCGGCAAAGCGGACCGGAACGTCGAACAGGAAGCCGGCGCATACCGCTGCGCCGGCTGCGGGCGGAGCGTCGAATACCACCACGCCCCCGTCCGCCATTTGCCAATTGCCCACTTGCACCGCGCCGTTCACCGAGACCGAGACGCTGGCAAAGTCGGGCCGGGTGATCCGGCGGATCTGCGGCTCGTCCCCGCTACCGTAGCGTTTGACGAGGGCGAAATCGGTGGCGAGACCGTCGCCGATGCCGATCTGCTGGTCGCGCGGGCCGGGCGTGCCCACCATCGCATTGGAGCTGTGATCGCTGGGATCGCGCAGGCGAAAGCCGCGCGCGGGCCCACGCCGGGCTCGGAAAAAGGCGATAAGTTCGCCCAGCTCCGCTTCCGAACGCACGCCGGGGCCCACATCGAAGCGCAGCCGGGCATTGGACCACACGCTGTTGCGCCGCTCGAACCCGGAGGCGGTGACAGAGACGCTGGTGGAAAATTCCGGCACCACGGTGGCATCGCGGCCCAGCGCCAGCGGATAGAGAGTATCGTCGAAGGCCTGCATCGGATCGGCTCCTGGCTGGGCGGGGGAGGATGACGGGGCGGAGGTGGGGGGCAGCCGGACGTAGCCATCGCGCGCGATCTGCGGCAGCGCCCAAACGACCACTTCGTGCGCGCGGCGCGCCACGGCCTCGTCGATGCCAGCGTCGATGCGGCGCCACTGCACGCTTTGATCGGCATTAAGAACGAAGCCGGCCAGGTAATCCTGTTCGTGCGGCGGGTAGCCGAGCCGGGCATCGATCAGCGCATACGCGGCGCGGCGGAAGCCATCGGCCCCGGCGGTCAGCCAGTCGTAGTCTTCCACCTGCAGCCGGTCGAACGCGGGCGCGGCCCAGCCCAGCGGCAGGTTGGCGCGCTTGAGTTCTGGCATATCGGGCGCCAGCAGCGTGGGCGCAAAGACAAGCGCGAGCGCTTCCACCGGCGCGGGTGCGGCGGCTTGGCGAACGGCGGCAACGAGATCGGCGGTCGATTGCGCCAGCAGCGCGCCGGCCTGGTCCAGCAGCGCGGTCTGCTCAGGGCCCAAGGGCTGGCGCATGTCGGGGATCGCGGGCGGCGCGCCTGCGAACGCGGCGCGCGCGGCGTCATCGTACAGGCATATCCGCCCGTCCGCGAACGTCCACCACCACGGTTCGCCCACCTGGAAGCGCACGGGTGCCTCAGCCTCCGTCATCAGCCCGGCGAACGCGGTGGCCACCGATTGCAGCCACGCCATCGCCTGCTGGTTCGTCGGGGACAGTATCGTCGAGGGCGGCACCCAGCCGGTCAGCGCGGGATTGCCGTCAAGGTCGCGCTGCTTCCAGGCGGCGGGGCAGTGCTGGTCGAGCAGTTCGTACGACAGCGAGGCGATCGGGCTGAACCCCAGCGCGATCGCGTCCGTAAAGAATGCGCGGTGCCAGGCGCGGGTGGGTGCGTTCAGCGGATCGCCGGTCAGCGGCGTAACAAAAGCCCCATCCTGCCTTGCGAGCCGGAAGTAGTGGCTCATGCCCACGTAATGCACGATCGAACCCCGGTAGCCGAGCTGACGCGCACCGCGCAGCAGGCGGGCGGGGGTCTGCACGCCCTGATCGTCGAAGCCGGTGGCAAGGGCGAGGCCGTTTGCGGGCATGATGACATCGCCGATCTCCAGCATCGCGCGCGCGCCATCGGCAGTGATGTCGGTCATCTCGATCCAGCCTTCGACTTGCGCGGGCAGTGGATCGGCGCTGGCGCCATCGTAGCCGGGCGGCGCGAAGGAGATGAACATGCGGTCTATTGCGCCCGGCCATACGCGGTCAGCATCGTCGGGCAGTCGGAAGCCGCCGTCCAACTGCGAGAAATCCAGCGCGATCACGGCATCTTCGGGCGAGCCGGACGCATAGTTCCACAGCCGCGCGTACCAGGTGCGCGGCGCACCCGCCGCGTCCTTGCCCTCGATGGTGAGGGTGGGGCCGTTCACCACGTCCAGCGGCAGCACGCCGGACGAACGCCAGCGAAAGCGCAACGAAGTGTGCGCGTAATCGCGGTCGGTCCGGTAAGCGAGGAGCGGATGGTCGAGCGTATCCGCGCTGTCCCAGATCAGCCCGCCAAGGTCCGCTTTGCGCAGGAACGCGGCGTCCACGCGCAAGGCGGCGGGGCCGGTGGACACCACGGCGGCCATCATCGGGCGGGGAAAGTTGACGGTCCAGAAGCGGGGATCGAAACGCATGATCCAGTCGCTCGCCTGACCCTCGCGCTTGGTTGCGAGCCAGAATGCCATCGGCAGGTTCCTTTCAGGCCGTCAGCGCGCGGCGCACCGCACTCGCCATCTGGCGGGTGGAGCGTTGCAGCGACTGCTGGGCGGTTGCACCGCGCGGGCCGTTGACGTTGATCGCCACGCGCACGTCGCGCGCCCGCGTGGCAGTCCCGGTTTCTACCCGACCGGCGGACGTCGGCACGAACACTTCGGGTCCACGTTCGCCCACCACATACCCCCGCCCCGGCGACACGTTGCCGCCGGTCGCGCGGCCCGGAAGGCCCAGCAACCCGGAAAACAGGCTGGACACGTCGATGCCGCCGCCTTGTGCAGTGCCCCCGCCGGTAACCGCAGAGGCAAGCGCCTGCGCGGCTTGCGTCGCGATCGTGTCCAGCGCGGCGGAGGCGGTGCGTTTCAGATCGCCGAAACCCAGGTTGCCGCTGCGGATCGCGCCGGACAGGCTGCGTTCCAGCGCGGTGCCCGCTTTGGTGAAGCCGTTCACCAGATCACCGTCCACTGCGCTGCGCATCTGCGCGATGTCCCGCGCGAAGCCATCGGTGCTGGCGCGCACGTCTACCAGCAGGCTGTCGATTTCATCGTCCATCGTCATCATGCTCCATCATGGCGGCCAGGGTTCGGGCATCGATGCCCGGAGGGGTGGCGGCAGGGCCCAGCAGACCCAGCGCGGCGGCGAGTTCCGCCGGGGTGGCGGCCCAGAATTCGTCCGGTCGCCAGCCCAGCACCCGCGCGGCCACCGCGCACAGCGCCAGTGCGACCGCGGCGAAATCAGTCATGCCCGCCTGCGCCTTTGAGGATTTGCGCCAGCAATGTGCGCAGCGGCGCGGCGCAGGCGGCAAGGCCATGTTCGACCACGGCGTCGCCCAGCGCTTCACGGCTCACACCGTCGCGCTCGGTCAGGCAATGCCAGAACAGCGCGGCGATTTCAGCCAGCCGCAGGCCGCCGGACCCGGCGCGTTCGACCAGCGCGAACAGCGGGCCCAGTTCCTCCTCGGCGGCGACCAGCGCGGCGAAGGTGGGCCGCAGGCGGCGCACGATACCCGTTACGATCAGGCTGGCCTCGCCGCGCAAGGGGTTCGCCCCGCTCATGCCGGCACCACCTGGCCGGAGCTTTCAAGCTGCAGCGTATAATTGCGCTCGCCGTTGAAATCGCCGGCGTAGTCCAGCCGCTGGACCAGAAAGCGCCCGCGCAGACGCTCGCCGCCCTCGAAGCTCAGTTCATAGTCGTCCAGCGTGCCCGCCATGGCGTTGGCGCGCACTTGCGCTTCGGCGGCGCTACCAAGGAAGATGCCCGCCGCGCTGACCGAGACGGACCGCACCCCTGCGCCGGACAGCAGTTCGCGCCAGCCCCCGCTGTCCTTGGAAGTGACGACGACGGTGTCGCCCGTCACCGACATCTGCGTGGTGCGCAGGCCGGCCACGGTCTGGTACGTGGGGGCGGTGCCGCCGGTAGAGATCTTGAGAAGGAAGGCGCTGCCTTTCTGGGCGGTCATGCTGGTTCTCCGTATCGCAAGGGGTTCGGTGAAGGTCAGGCCGCCAGCAGGCGGAAGCGGTATTCGAGCAGGATCGCGCGCCGGTTCTGGCCGCGCTGCTCGGCGCGGGCGCGCAGGAACTGGGTGGTGGCGATATGAAAGTCCGCCTGGTTGCGTGGCAGGGATTCCACCCGCGCTTCGATGGCGGTGACCAGCATCGCTGCGGTATCGGGCGCATCGCCGCGGCAGTGCAGTTCCAGCGCCACGCGCACTTCGCGGCCCGGCGCGGTCTTGCAGCTCCAGTCGGCGCTGGCGCTGGACGCGATGGCAAGCCACGGCAGGCTGGTGCGGGTGGGGGCTTCCTCGACCACGGCATTGAGCGTGGCCGAAAGCGCGGGGTCGCTGGCCAGCCAGCCCAGCAGAGCGGCGCGCAAGGGCACTTCCATGACTTATCCTTTCGCGAACAGCGGCCACACCAGCCCGGCGCGCCGCCAGCGGCGATCGTCGCCCCGCGCGGCAAGCAAGCGAACGGTGGCGTGCGCAACGGCAAGGGTGGCGGCGCGGGTAGCCAGGCGCGCGGCGAGGCCGGCGTAATCGGCGCGGGCGGTGAGGACGGGCGTGCTCATGCCAGCCGCATCCGCCGCCAAGGTCGCCACAAGGCCGCGACGGAGGCGGGCGGCAGTGGCGATGCGCCGTCGCTTTCACGCTCACGGTGCTGATGGGCGGCAAGGCGCACGATGCCATGGCGCATGTTCGTAGGCAGGGAGTCCCAGTCGCTCGCCAGGCCGGCGGTGAAGCGCACGACTATGCGGTTGGCCATCGGTGCCGCGATGCGGACATGACCGCCGCCGTCGCCATCGAGATCGATCTCCCACGCACCGGAAGCCAAGGCGGTCCGGGTGCCGTCCCCGGCCACGGCCTCGACTGCGGCGATGGCCTGGATCGGACCCGTCGCCAGCGCACGCCAGCACAGACTGGCCGGCATGATTTCCTCGCACACCGCCTCGATCGGCAGGACGCCGGTGAACGCCTCGCAGGTGTCCATCGCGGCGGCGAGCAGCGTGCGCAACGGGGCATCGTCGCTGGCGGTGGTGATGCCCAGCCACTGCTTGAGTTCGGCAAGCGCCGTCGGCGGCAGCGTGGCCGGGGTGAGGATGACCCGCTTCATGGGTGTCTCCGAAAATGAGAGGGCAGGGACCTTGCGCGGATCGCCCGCGCCGCCGGAGGGGATACGGCGGCGCGGGCGCCCGGCCTCGTCAGGTCGAGATCTTGAGCAGCTTGATCGCGTCGGAATCGAGCACCTGGCCGCCGATCCGCTTGGTGGCGTAGAAGTGCACGAACGGCTTGTTGGTGAACGGATCGCGCAGGATCGAGGTGGCGGTGCGTTCCGCGATCAGGTAGCCGGCGCGGAAGTTGCCGAAGGCGATCGGCAGCGCGCCGGCCGCGATGTCGGGCATGTCTTCGGCCTCGACCACCGGATAGCCCAGCAGGCGGTTGGGCTGGCCTTCCATCAGGCCCGGCTGCCACAGGAACGAGCCATCCGCCGCCTTCAGCTTGCGCACTTGCGCCAGCGTCTTGGAGTTCATCACCCAGCTGGCGCCCTGGCGATGGCCGGCCTTGAGCGAATGAACAAGGTCGATCAGCTTGAGTTCGGGGGCGGTGTCGAACGCGGTGGCGTTGCCCGAAACCAGGTGCTGCAGCGTGCCGAACGTGCGCGTGCCATCCGCCGCCGTGCTGGTTGCTCCGTTCAGGAAGCCGCGCGGCTGGTTGGTGCCGCTGCCGCTGACGAAGGCGGCCCCTTCGGCGCGGGCGAATTCCATCGCGATCTCGTCCGCCAGCCAGGCCTGGATATCGAACGCAGCGTCATCCAGCATCGCCTGGCTGGCTGCCGGGTTGGCATACAGTTCGCCCGTGGGCGGGGCAATTTCTGCGAAGGCGGGGGTGGCCGTCTCGCCGCGCGGCCCGGTCTCGCTCACCCAGCCGGACGCGGTGCCGCTGGTGGTGATGAGCTTGCGATAACCCGCCGATCCGGTCTGCACGACCTGTGCGATCGAGCGGATCGGGCTGATGTTGCGCAGCCGTGCGGAAATCAGCGCGTCGATTTCACGCGGCACGGCATAGCCGCCGTCCGCCGCCACCGCGCCCGAGATCGACTTGAGCTCGGTTTCGCGGCCTGCACGCAGATAGCCTTGGACGAAGCTTTTCACCTCGATGCTGGTGGCGGGGCTGCCACCCTCGATCACCGGGCGGGCGGCGGCGCGCGAAACGCGGTCGAGCCGGGCCTTCACGTCCTCCACATCGCCGCGCAGGGCGACCACGGCGGCGTCCGTGGCATCCTGACGGGCGACCAGATCGAACGAGGTGTCCAGCACCTCGACGGGGGAGAGGTTTTCCATGGGTATGCGCCTTTCGTTAGTGCGCGCACGATCGCGCGGGCGGGGAAATAGGGGGGGAGACGGGTCCGGCAGTTCAGGCCACCAGATGCACGCGCGCTTCGTGCTGCATCGGGTGAGTGACGAGGCTGACTTCGAGTAGCTCCACGTCGAGCAGCTCGCGCCCGGCCGGGGTGGTGCGGCTGGACCGGGCACGGTAACCGAACGACAGCCCGGTCACCGTCCCACGCTTGAGCGCGAGGCCTGCCGCGCCGAACGGATTGTCCAGCGTTGCCACCACGCGCAGCCCGCGTTCGTCTTCCGCGACGGTTTCCACCCAGCCGATGCGCTGGTCTGCCCGGTGCTGCCAGAACAGCGGCAGTGGGTCTGACCGCTCGGCCAGGGTGCGGGCGAACGCGCCGGCGCGGATGGTGTCGCGCCCCGCGTCGGTTCTGCCGAACAGCGCGGCGTAGCCGGCGAAACGCAAGGGGCCGGTGAAGGGCGCGCTCATCGCAGCATGTCCGTCGCGCCCAGGCGCACGGTGATGCCCAGCAGCAGCAGCGCCAGCGCGCCGCGCACGATCCAGTTGACGACCGAGCGCCGCGCGCTGGATTTGGCGTCGCGCCAGGCGCGCAGCAGTTCGCGCAGTTCGCTCACGTCCTGCGGGGCGGTGGCGTCGTCCAGCCCGATGCGCGCCAGCATGCGGCGCGCGCCCACGTCGCTGGCTTCCTCCACGATGGCGCGCAAGGTGACGAGATCGCTGCCCTTGGCAGCCGCCTGCGCGAGCAGGCCGGCAAGCATGTCGTTGGCGTTCATGGCTTGTGCTCCGGTTCAAGGCCCAGAAGCGCACGCTTCTCGGCAGGGTCGAGAAAGTCCGCCGCGTTGACCTGCGCCCACAGACGCTCGCGGTCCTCCGCCAACGCGGGCACTTGATCGAGGTCGATCGTCAGCTGGCCTTCGGGGAACCACGGGCCGAGCCCTTCGCCGATCGCGGCAAAGATTTTGGCGGCAAGCGGCAGCAGGGTGTGCCGCCAAAGGGCGCGGTTCGCCTCGCGGTAGTTGTTGTAGGTCGCATCGCCGGGCAGGCCGAGCAGCATCGGCGGCACCCCGAAGGCCAGCGCGATATCGCGCGCGGCGGCGGCTTTCAGCGTAGCGAAATCCATGTCGGCGGGCGTCATCGCCATCGCCTGCCAGGACAATCCGCCTTCCAGCAGCATCGGGCGCCCGGCATTGGCGGACCCGGAATAGGCCGCGCCCAGTTCCGCCTTGAGCCGGTCGAACTGCTCGGACGTCAGCGCCGCGCCGTCGGGTGTTTCATAGACCAGCGCGCCCGATGGCCGGGCCGCGTTTTCCAGCAGCTGGCGGTTCCACACCGACGCGGCGTTGTGGGTGGCGATCGCCTCGTCCGCCGCGCACAGGCAGCCCGCGCCGTAATGATCGTCGGCGGGATGGAAGTGGCGGATGTGGATCACGTTGGGCGAGGCGTCCTGATCCAGCAGCGGGATCGCCATGCGCTTGCCGGCCACGTCATAGCCATACGCCTCTGGCCAGCCATCCTCGCCGGCCACCACGCTCACGCGGTCGGGGCGCAGGGCGAACAGTTCCACCGGACGCCCGCGCGCATCCTTCATCACCTGCACGTAGGCATTGCCGTGCAGCAGCAGGTGCGAGGCCAGCGTTTCCAGCAGCGACTGCCCGGCGCTCGTCTCGCTCACCAGCGCGGTGAGCCTGACATCGGTGGGTCGCAGCGGCGCACCGCCGATCCCTTCGGCCACCAGCCGCACCGCGCGCTGGGCTACCGGGTTCTCCAGATACGCGCGGCGCACCGCCTGGGTGTATTCGAACGGTGTACGTCCCCCATACCCCTGGCCACCGCCGTGCTCTGCGAAGAACCACGGCGATGCGGCGCCCCGTGCCAATGGCACGCGGGGACTGACGCCCTTGAAGGCGGCGACGAACGATTCGATGAAGGACAT